AGCTCCAAATATAGCTAAGGCTATTAGCCAACTAGAACGGTCAAAGTTTGTGCAAGAATGTTTCTATGCTGCTAATAAGCATTGGTGGATGAAGTTTCTAGGCAAGAAGCAGAATATTATGGAGAAGGTCTATGATACTGCTATGGATGATAGCGAAAGGACTGGAGATAGGCTGAATGCAGCTAAGATATTTATGCAGTTTGCTCCAGATGCTCCCAAGGAAGACAAGATAACCGTAGAGGTAAAGGTTGGTTCTGAAGAGTTTAAGCAAATGCTTAATCAGAAGAAAAAAGAACTCCATAGTGCTGCAAATGGGCTAGAACCAAAAGAAGCAGATGCATTTATTGAGGCTGAGATAGATCATGAGTAGTCTTGTAAAACATTATCCAAATGAGGAAATATTCAACCATAGGTACTGGACAAACGAGAAGGGTGCTAGAGCTATTAATCTACCTGCCAATAGAGCCAATGCTGAAGGTATTATGCTGTTTGGTCAAACATACTTCAAAGACCACTTCCCAACACTGCACCCAGAAGTCCATACTGACATACTGGCTCTAATGCAGTCTGGCTTTAAGTTTAAAGCAGCAGCAATGCCTCGTGGACATAGTAAGTCTACATTAATATCATTCCTGTTGGCTATCTACAGAATCGTATTTATGGAACGAAAATTTATAGTTATCGTATCAGAGTCTGAAGACAAGGCAAAAGATTTCGTGGTTCGTATTCGTGACGAACTCGAATTTAACAATAAGCTAATACGAGATTTTACAAACGGTAAAGGATTCAAGACAACAGATTGGTCTAAAACGGACTTTGTAACAAAGACAGGAGTTCGTGTTGTAGCCAAAGGTGCTGGACAGTCATTGAGAGGATTGGTTCACCAAGATACAAGACCTGATTGCATTATTCTTGACGATTTCGAGGATGACGAATCTGCTGGAACTGTTGGTATGATTAACTTTATTCTAAACAATGTATTTAAGTCAGTAAATAAGCGTGGTACTTATGATATATGCTATATAGGTACAATTATATGTGATATGGCTGTACTGCATCAAATGTTGGTTAACGATGAGTTTGCATCCATGAAGGTTGAGGCAATAGACGATAACGATGAGATGATAGCTCCAATGTTGCTACCAAAGAAGGAATACGAGAGGGAGAAGCGTATTGCTAACCAACTTGGACGAATGAGTACATTTTATGCAGAATACCACAATAACCCAATGGTTGCAGACAACGATCAAACATTTAAGCAGGAGTATTTTCAATATAAGGATATGAGTGAGCTTGACTTATCTAGCATGAACGTATATATAGCATACGACCCAGCAATGCCAGATAGAATAGGCAAAAGAAAAAGGGCTGACAGATCAGCTATTATTGTATTGGCTACAGATAGCAACGAGGACTGGTATATAGTTAAAGTATATGCAAATAGAGATACTCCAAGCAAGAATAGGCAACTATTATATAATCTAGCAAAGAAATATAAGCCAAATAAGGTCTGGATGGAGACTATTGCAGCTCAAAGATCAATGTATATGGAAATACGAAACGACATGAGAGCCAATGGTATAAAATTCCCATTTGAGGAGATTCCATCACAATCAGGAACGAAAGAAGCCAGAATTGAACAGTTGCAGCCACTATATGAAGCTGGAAGGATATTTCACAGCAAGAAGGACAAGGAGACAATAGAGCTAGAAAGAGAGTTGTTGTTGTTTGGAAGAACTTCTCATGATGACAGAAGTGATACTTTGTATTTCTTTTTGAATAGGGTAAAATACCCAAAGAAAATAGTAAATACAAGCAACAACAGGATTGTTGATTTCTATGATGGAAAACACAACGGAGGTCAGTCTGCTGGATGGAAAATAATATAAAATTGACTTTTCAGCACGAGTATGATAGACTTGCTTTAATGATAATAATACTCAATATCAACTTTATATGATATACTTGCAGTAATGAGAACAATAATCAATATCTATATGGAGATAATATATGTATGAAGAAAGAGTTAGCAAGCTAAAGGGAGAGCAACTCCTAGGAGCTGTAGAAAAATGGTTCTCAGATGCTGCTGCATGGGATAAGGACTGGAGAGATAACGCTAGACTCTGGTACAGCTATTACCATGGAGACCAATGGACATCTGATGAAATAGCAGCACTAGAAGAGCGTGGTCAAGCTGTCACTACATATAACCATATCAAGCCAGCGATAGACTCCATCATTGGTTCAGAAAGACAAAACAGACCAAAAGTTACAATGGCTGGAAGAACACTAGACGATGATAGGTTGGCTCAAGCTAAGACTAGCTTGTACAACTATATTACATACAACTCAAAAACAGACGATGAGCTTGATAGAATGATTAGGGATGCCTTCATTACTGGTAGAGGATGGATGTATATTTATCCAGAAACACGATTATCAAAAGATAAAGACAAAGAAGGAAAAGAAATAGATATTCTTCACTCATTTGTTGACTATCGTGACATATTTATAGATCAGCTATCAAAAAGAGCGGATATGGGAGATTCTAGGTATATCCATCATGCTGTATATACAGATGAAGATATAGTTAAGCTTCAGTTCCCAAAATTTAAGCATATCCAACAAGATTCTAGCATTGTAGGTGGTCTTGGATTTGAAACAAGCTCAGATGATGAGCTGTGGTACTACAATGGGCAGAGAAATAGACCTAGACTAATCAATACTTGGTATAGAGACGAAGAAGGCGATGTATCTACTGTAATTTGGGTAAAAGGACAGATTCTTTACCATCAAAAGAAGCCATACGAAATGAACAGATTTCCATTCGTTCAGTTTACTATTGAGAGAGACCTAGAAAATAAGCCATATGGTCTTACTAAGCTTATGATGTCTGCTCAAGATGAGGTGAATAAAAGACATTCAAAAGCACTGCACTATCTAAATGCTAAACAAGTATTGGCTGAAGAAGATGCGTTTGTAGACTGGAATAAGGCACAAAAAACACTAGCAAAACCTGATGGCATCACAAAGCTTCAAGAAGGTGCTTTAACATCTGGAAAGGTTCAAGTACTAGACAATACAGCACTAGCTGCAACACATATACAAATGATGGATATAGCCAAAGAGAAGATTTATCAGATGGCTGGAATAAACTCTACATTTGTAGGTAGCGGTGGTCAGTATGAATCTGGAAAGACGGCTAACCTAAGCATTGCTCAGGCACAAAACTCTATTGTTCCAATACTTAATAAGCTTAGAGCTGCAAGATATGACTTAGCTGAAATTACGATGAAGCTAGTTCCAGAGTTCTATACTGAGCCAAGGGTTATTAGGCTAATTGAGCCAAATGGCAAGTATGCGTTTATGCCAATGAATGAGGTTAGATTGCTTGATGATGACACCTTGGCAAAGATCAATGATATGACTAACGACGATGTAGATATTATTATTGAAGATGCACCTAGAGGTCTTAACGAGAAGCAAGAAGAGTTTATGCAGTTAATGCAAATACAAGGACAAACAAGCAGACCTATACCAATGGAAGTTCTGCTTAGATATAGCTCACTCAAAGATAAGCACCAACTGGCTGATGATCTTCAGAACTACTACAATCTTGAAGCTCAACTGCAACAAGCACAACAACAAATGCAACAAATGGCAGAGCAGATTAAGAAAATGGGTGGACAAGCTGAAGTTATGCAAAACAACCTTGTTCAAGAGCGTACAGCAAGGCTTGTTGAGAAGGAAGCCAACAAGCAGAAGGAAAAGATGAGCCAACAATCACCTGATCAAGGAGGTATGGGTTATGTCTTGTAAGAAAAACTCAAAAAAACCAAAAAAGAAATAATTCTTCCTCCGAAATGAGGATAAACTAACTTTAGTACTAAAGGATGACAGAATGTCTACCCGAGATAAAAGTCCAGTCTCAAGTCTTATGGAAGACCTAGGAATTGGCAACGAGGAAGCTACCCAAATGGATGCGGAATCACAAAAAGAGAATTTATCGGTAAGTTCTGATACACCTACCCAAATGGATGG